AGCATTACTTTTCCAGTTGTTCCATTTGTTGCAAATTCTGATACTTCCCTTTTATAGTAAAACTCAAGGTACTCAAACTGATATTTTTCAAAGTTATTTTTCACAACTCCAGCTCCCCAAGGAAACGTTCCCGCTTGACCTATATTTACTGGAAACTGAGTTGTTCCAAAATTTGCTGCTGTTGCCGCTCCAGTTACTTCCCCAATATATTCATCTTCCTCTAATAACATAGATTTTCTATTGGTTGATGCATTTCGCACACTTCCCTTTCCAGCTAACATTCTAGACTGTCCTCCATTTGGATTATTTTTCCGTCTAGGTCTTTGTCGTTGTTTTTGGGTAGGGTTCTTTCCCCCAGCCACAGGTCCAATCTTTCGACCTTGATTCTTTTTGTTTGCTCTCCGGCGCCCCTTCGTCGCTTTCCTAGCTTTTGGTTGATTGTTTGTATTAATCGACATTTCTATTTTATTGGACTTTTTAATCTTTCTTGTACTTTCCAATGTCTTTTGTTGAGAAATTATTATTCCCCATTCTGTATTTACATCAACAAACATACTCTGAGCTCTAAGTTCACACCCTTTGCCCATAAAAAGCTGGTAGAGAGTAGAATCAGTTAAAATTCCACATTTTGCCAAAATCCACCTTTCATCATCAGCTAACACATCATCAAATTTTTCTAACAACCATTTTATCAATTGTCTACAAAATTTTCGAAAAGGCAAATCTGTCCACCCTACAGTTAATAAGGCTGCAGTTCTTTGCAATGTTGTGGCTGGTGTCATATGCAATTTTGGTGCATACAACAAAGTGGTCATCATTTTTGTTCGATCATAGACAGGTATTGCTTGTCCATCCAAAAACACTGTTTTTGCTGATAAGAAATCTAATTCTTCAGCTGGTCTTGGTTCTAGTGAATCAGTAGTTGTTGTTACTCCTATTTTATTCCATTCACAAATAATCGTTTTGGCATTGAAAAAATCATGCGCCCAGTCTGAAACTGTCCAAGTATTGTCATCTCCAACAAGTACTTTTGCAGTATTACTTTCAAACTCTTCATAAGAATGATTTCCCTCTGGATAATTTTGAATCCAGGCATACGCTAACAATGTATACAATATCAATGTATTATCATTAATTGTATTCATTGAACCTGATGGATTTCCTGCCAATTTCATGACTATAATCCCATCTGGTGTTATTATCAATGTGTTTATTAAATTTCTATATACAGTTAATAAACGGCGTAGATTTTCAAG